GAGAGAGCAAAAAAAAAAAAAAAAAAAAAAAAAAAAANAAAAAAAAAAAATAAAAAAAAAAATCAAAAATCAAAAAATCAAATTTAACCCAATAAAGCACAGAATAATATAAAAAATACAATAACTAACATATAACCCTTTTCTTCCATTGAATCAATCATATTATAAACAATAACAAAACCTAACCCCCCTAACATTAATAAAACTAAGTAATCATAAAAATGATATTCTTTTTTAACATTATATATTTTTCTTATTTGGTCTTTCTCATATTCGTGTGGGTATTTTACATCAATATTATAAAAGTTCTCTTCTAAAGGTTTAATACTATTCATATATATATTAATAATATTAAAAAAATATTATTTAAGATATTTTATATATAATTGATTCAATGGAACAAAAAATTGATTTTAATGTAGAGAAGAAATTCTATAATACCAAAGGTAAAATAAATCGAATTAAAAAAATGGATAAAAAAATTATTTTAAAAATTCAACTCATTATACAAGATATAATTGTAAATGGCGATATTACAAATTCGGAATTACAAATTCCCGAATCAAGAAACGAAATTAAAGAAGTAGTTTTAGAAATGTTAAGAGGACTTATTGTAAAAAAAAGTGATTTTCAAATTCTTAAAGAATATGGAGAAGAAATTGATAGACACCTAATACTTTCTATTAAGGAAATATCACCTATATATACAGAAGACCAAATAAATGAATTAAAAGGTATTATTAGAGAATTGAAAAAAATACCGCAACCTGAGCAAAGAACTCCAGAATGGTATATATTTAGACAGGATAGATTAACTGCGAGTGATTTGGGGACTATTTTGGGAGTTAATCCATATGAAAAATATAATGGTGTAGTTCAAAAGAAAGCTGGTTTAGAGAAACCGTTTAAAACCAATCGGGCAATTATGTGGGGTGTTAAGTATGAAGAAGTAATTACTAAAATATATGAACTTCGTAATAGAGTTAAAGTATATGAATATGGTTGTCTTCCACACCCTGTGGTAAATCATTTTGGTGCTTCGCCTGATGGAATTGTGGATGTGGGGAGTGAAAATGTGAATTATATTGGGAGAATGTTGGAGATTAAGTGTCCTTCTAGTAGAGATATAACCGGGTTTATTCCAGAATATTATCACGCCCAAGTTCAAGGTCAATTAGAAGTATGTGATTTGGAATATTGTGATTTCGTAGAATGTAAAATTTCTGAATACGAATCAAAAGAAGAATATTTCACCGATGGTGATTTATGTTATCAAGCAAATGGATTTGAAAAAGGTGTTGTTATTGATACATATGATAAAAAATTAGGCAAAGAAGTGTTTTATTATTTAGATATTGGTTTAACTAAAGAAGAAATAGATAAATTCGAAGACAATATACTAGATAAAGTATGTATGAATGATAACTTGGAATACCTTAAAACTTCATATTGGAAAGTAACAGAATATAATGAACTTTTGATTAAAAGAGATAAGGATCGATTCCATAATCAATGGCTTCCTATTATTAATGAGTTTTGGGAAAAAGTATTATATTACCGACAAAGACCTATGGAAGAAGTAAAGGCTTTGTGTGGGGGAAGAAAAAAAATTATAAAAAAAGAAAAAGAAAAGAAACCAAATGGTTTAAATGAAGTTGTTAAGTTGGAAGATAAGAATTTAATAACTAATTATATTGAAAGTGAAAAAAAGCAAACTGCCGAAACAACTAATTTATTATTTCTAAGCGATAGCGATTCTGAATAATTACTATATATAATTCTTTTCAATTTGTTTTAATACATTTCAAAGTCTTTCAATTTGTTTTAATACATTTCAAATTCTTATAATAAGAATTTTCAATTCGTATAGATTTTAATACATTTCAAATTCTTATTATAAGAATTTTCAATTTATATAGAATCTTTTCAATTCTTTTCAATTTGTATAGAATCTTTTCAATTTGTTTAATACATTTCAAATTCTTATAATAAGAATTTTCAATTTGTATAATCGTAAATCAATTGTGGATTTTCCATTAATACTTCATAACTAACTTGTAATTCTTCCTTTAAGTCTAACATCATTTTATGAAATAGATTTTTAAGCATAATAGTATCTGCTTCTGCTCTGTGTGCGTTTAAAAGTGGAACACCTAAGTTTTCACAGAGTGATTTCAAATTATATTTTCTAAAATTTGGGTATAATCTTTTTGCGATAAGTAGTGTATCAAGAAAACGCCAATTAAATTGTTCCATATTTATTCCTGCTCTTTTAAAGTGACTATTCAAAACCAATTTATCAAAACCAATATTATTATGTGCTATAAGATAAATTGGTTTATTTTCTTCTACACCTTTATTAATAAATTGGGTTAATTGATTTGAAATTTGATTAAAGGTGAGTTTATCTGCTACCATACTATTATCTATTCCTGTAAGTCTTGTAATAAAATCTGAAATAGGCATTTCTGGATTTACTAATGTAGAGAATTTTTCCTCATTAACCTCCATAGGAGTTTGTTTAATTAAACATACTTCCGTAATTTTATCGTGGAACTGATTTAGTCCCGTTGTTTCTAGATCGTAAAAAATAAGCATTTTTGTATTTATATAGATTAATAATTATAAATCAATTTTATTTATTAATTAATTATTAAAGGAAATTTTTTTCTATATATATATTATAAAAAATGCCCGATTATAAAACAAAAGAAGTAATTGACCAAAATAAGATCGCGGTAGGTGATGTTTTTATTATAGAAGGTGGTAGTAGTGGTATAAAATTATCGTGTTTCGATAGTGTTAATAAAGAGAAGTTTAAAATTAGAGATATAAGTAAAGATAAAGATTATGAATTATTAAAAGAAGTAATGAATACAAATTATTTTACAGTTATATACTCTAGTGGATTTATAAAGAGTCAGGTGGCATTGTACAAGACATTAAATGAAATATATGCCTTTGTAAATGATAAACAAAAATATATACATCCAAATGAATTAGATCCTGATAATAGTAAAAATATTATATTTCTTGATGGAGATAATAGAATATTAACTGACGACGCAGAAAAAATTTGTGAAATAGAAGGGAAAATTCAATTAAAATCATATGAAAATGATGGTGGTAATGGGGATTGGGAAAAATACGCATTAGTTATGATGGGAGGTGAAAGTATTCAGATTATATTAAAAGGAAAATCAATTGAGGATGCCGGTGGTAGTATGTCGAAGTTGATAGATATGGAAGGTATACATGTTAATCCCTTCTTTCTATCAGAATTTATGAACGGTATAGAAGATAAAGAAACAACTGAGGCAAATGTGACGGCAGAAATAAATTCAAAATTATCACTTATTCAAGGAGATTTTTCAGATGGGGAAAAAAAATTTATAAAAATAATAAATTTATTACTAGATAGTGAAATTAATATTCAATTTGGTGATAATTTTGCATTTGTTTTAAGTCCAAATGAATTAGATCATAATAAGGCTATTGATCTTTATGAAACACTATTTAACAAACAAGTAGGAAAACTGGCACATAGACAAGCTAGAATGCGTTATATTTTTAGACAAAATTACTTATTATGTAAAATTGGGGAACAAAAAAAAAATGGAAAGGTCATAATAGGAAAAACAAACCAAAGGGACGTCAAATTTAATTATACTAATGGAGCTCTTGCCTATGTTATCGCCTCTATGCCTGAGAATATGGTCACCGCCGTAGATGGTAAAAATGGTGGAAATAATGGAAAAGGTGGAAATGGTAAAAATAATGGAAAAGGTGTAAATGTTAAACTACTAGAAATCAAAAAAAATCCCCAGGGGGAAAATGTCAATATTTTACGTCGTGGAAATATTTTGGAGATTACCGTACTAATAAATCGCGGTGATTTAGTTAAAGCATTAAAAGGAGGTGTTGATAATAAAAAAATAAATCTAGACCTTGTGCTAGGTAAATTAGAAGAAGCCAATTATTATATATCTGATGAAGATAAAAAAAAGATTGAAATAAGGTTTTATTACAATGGTCGCGAAATAATGATGGTTAACGGTACTCATTTTAAAGGAGGTTCAAGAACCAATAAGAGAACCAATAAGCGAAGCAATAAGCGAAGCAATAAGCGAAGCAATAAAAAAAAATCAAATAAAAAAAAATCACAGAAAAGAAAATCAACTCGTAGACGTAAAGTCCGAAAATCTAAAAGGTATTAGATAAATAAAGAGAAATAAAAATATTATTCATAATAAATTCTAGTGATAATCATTATCATAAATATAGTATATGCGTATATTTATGATAATTACAAAAACAATATCTTTTAAAAAAAAATTTATATCCACACCATTTTAGGTAATTAATATTTAAAATTATTTTTATTTTAGGTGTATAATAAATATCGCAATATATAATATGCCAGATATAAATAATAATATAAATGAAAATAATAATATAAATGAAAATAATAATATAAATGACGATATAAACAATAAAACTAATAAAATTTATGCGACATTAGAAACATTGGAGGAAAAAATAGAGAAAATAAATAATAAAATAATATCGATTAATGAAATTTATATGAAATATGAGTTTAATAGGAATTTGCGTTTAAATTTAACAACTTCATATCTTATATTCCAAGTGGAAATATTGAAAAATGAAAGAAAATACTATGATAAAATTAAAACGATATTTATTAAAAAATTTATAAAAGAATTATATTCTATTTCCGAATTTATTATCTTAATTCTGATTTCTCTAGATGATTTAGATATAGGATATGTTGAAGAAAAAAAAAATATAATGAAGAAAATATTAAAAGTAAAAAGACAAAAATATTTAAATAATGGGAAAATAGCAGAATTAGTTAATATAATATTGAATAATTTTAGGCTAACTAAAATATTTTTAGAATTATTTGAAAAATATATTTTAGATAATGAAAATGAAAATATAAGAAAAAATATCCATATTAAAAATTTCAAAGTTAATTTAATGAATAAAAAAAATCATATAGAAATTGAATATAATAAAAACTTAGACCAATTGAAAGAATTAGTTAATTATTTTTCAGATTTTGCGGATTGTATAAATAAGCAAATTAAAAAACAAGAATTGTTCAATTATTTTATGGACGTGAAAAAATAGATTTAAAAATTTAGAACTATTAATTTAGTATAAAATGGGAAAACCTCAAAAAAGAAAAGTAAAAAGTATAAAAAGAAATTATTGGAAGAAAGAGGAAGAAGTTTTATTAAAACAGTGGGCAGATAAAGCACAATGTTATCAATGGATGCATAATAGAAGCAGAGATATATATCAACGCAAGAATGCATTATATACAATTCCTGTAATTATAATTTCAACTATAACGGGAACTGCGAATTTTGCTCAAGAAAGATTTTCGGATAAAGCAAAAGAGTATGTGGTAATGATTATTGGTTCAATGTCTATTTTTGCCGGTATACTTACCACTATATATCAGTTTTTAAAAATTTCTGAAATAAATGAGGGACATAGAGCAGCTTTATTATCGTGGGGAAAATTTCATAGAAATCTGGAATCTGAATTAACTCGTCATCCATTAGATAGAACAAGTGCGTCTGAATTGATAAAAATATCCAAAGAAGAATATAATAGATTAGTGGAAATATCGCCATTTATTTCCAAGGGGGTTATGAATGAATTTAATAAGAAATTTAAAGGAAATAATGATTTAACTAAACCGGAAATAGGTAATGTTATTAATTCTACTGATATATATACTATGAATACGAAAGCAAGACAGAGAATGATTGACGAATTAAATGATAATATTATTAATAAAAATAAATCAATTTTGAAAAAAGAAGAGAAAAAAGATAATCAAATTGAAAAATTTAAAAATAGTTTTTTTAGTCTTAATAGTAGATTTCCTACTAAAGAAGAAATAATGAAAAATATGAAATATATTAATGACGATAATTATAGCTCTCACTCAGACATTAATAGTGTAGATAGTTATGATTTAGAAAAAGGACTAAAAAACGAAAATATTAATTTGGAAATAGGATATACAGAAGAAGAATCTGAAATATCAAGCGATTTAGTAAACGAAGACAGTAATGAAGACAACGAAGAAGAAGAAGAAAATGAAGTGGAAGTTGAAGAAAATGAAGTGGAAGTTGAAGAAAATGAAGAAGAAAAAGAAAATGAAGAAGAAAATGAAGTGGAAGTTGAAGAAAATGAAGTGGAAGTTGAAGAAAATGAAGTGGAAGTTGAAGAAAATGAAGTGGAAGTTGAAGAAAATGAAGAAAATAATAGTACAAGTAGTGAAGATAATAACAATATAGGTAATGAAGTATTATTATAAATTAATATAAATTTCACAAATAAATATAGGTAATAGGTATACTAAAACATTAATATTCATCCAAGAACCTATAAATAATAATATTATTATGGGTTTATTCCATTTTTTAAGAGCAGGAATATAATTTCTTAAAATAAAAAATATAGCAAGTAACCAAGAAACTAAGTTTCCAAGAGGACACACCATATTTATTGGTTCTCCTTCTATTTTATATGTATAATGCTTAATAAAATCACTTTCTATACCTATATTTTTTAATATATTTAATATAAATCCGTGATCTAAAGCAATATTAGTTTTGAAATAATTTAGCATATAAATAACGTAAAATGATTCTATTATACTAATTAATAAATAAGTTTTTGGTAATATTTTTGTATTCAGTGTATCCATTATATTCATTTTATATTTTTTATATATAATAATATTAATGAAACTATATGAAGATTTTATGAATGAATATTTTAGTTTAGCACCATTATCTGCGACTTATATAGGTATAAATGATTATAATGATAAACTAATAAATTATTATGAAGAACCTGAAAGAATAAAATATCAAAATTTCCTTAAAAAATATATTAGTTTAGTCAATCAAAAATTAAAACTTAGTAACACTGAAAAAAATAAACATTACCTAAAAGTTTTACAATATCGATTAAAAATGGATTTAGAAAGATATAAATATAATTTTCATTACTTACCTATTGACTCATTGCACAATACAATTTTAAATTGGGTAGAACATTGTTCTGGAAAGAGTTATATTCCTCTTAAAAGTATGAAGGATTTTAAAAATTTTTTTAGTAGAATGAGAGTTTATTTAGAATCAATAGATAGTATGATAAATAGGATGAAAGACGGAATTAAAAATAAAATAACACAACCTAAAAAGGTAATGAAAAAAGTTTTAGTAGATTTAGAAAATGTTCTAAAAAATAAAGATTATTTACTTAATGATTATAACAGTATAAAACAAGACAAAATACCTAAATCCGTTTTCGTGGAATATAACTTAATAATAAAAAAATTATTTCCTTTACAAATTAAAAAACTTAGCAACTTTATTCAAAATACTTATTTGAAAAATTGTCATAATGGTTTCGGATTATTAGCTTTTAAAAATGGTAAGGAAATGTATAATTACTTAGTAAGATACCATACAACTCTCAAAAAACCTAATATACCGGAAATTCATAACTTAGGTATAAAAGAAGTAGGAAGAATAAAAGAAAATATTAATCAATTATTTATAAAATATAAAAAGATATATCCAAATTTAATAAATCCTAAAAATATGAAAGATATAAAAGATATTAAAGTTAGAGAAAAAATATTTTATAAAGATGAAAATGACATTTTAAAAAGTTTTAGGAAACTTCAAATACAAATAGATAAATATGTATTACCTAAATATTTTAGTATAAATGATAAAATTAATACTAAATACCAAATAAAAAGAATACCCAAATTCAAAGAAAAAAATAAAGGAGGTGCCTATTACCAAAGAAGTAGTTATAATATAAAAAGATTAGGTACATTTTATATTAATATAGGTAAAATAGACCAAATCTATAAATGTAATAGTTATTCTCTATCTATTCACGAAGGTAATCCAGGGCACCATTTCCAAACAAGTTATTCGAATGATATGAAAAATCCATTATTTATTAGTTTTTATGAAGATGAAACAGCATATGTAGAAGGTTGGGGATTATATGCGGAATATTTAGGTAGACAATATTTATTAGAAGAAGAAAAAGAAAAAGAATTAAATGAAGATCAAGTATATAATTTATTTGGTTCTTATAATATGGAAATGTTAAGAGCAATAAGGTTAGTTATTGATACAGGAATACATTATTATGGGTGGGATTTTAAAAAATCATTTAATTATATGAAAAAATATAGCGAATTAGGTGAGAAGGAAATGGAAAATGAAATTTATAGATATAGTTTAAATCCGGGTCAAGCACTAGCATATAAAATAGGTGAATTAAAATTTAAAAAAATGAATGAAGAAGCAATTAAAAAAGGTAAAAATATAAAAGATTTTCACCATAATGTATTGAAATATGGGGCAAAACCTTTATGGATGTTATAATTTTTTTTCTTTTCTTTTATATTTTTGTTTTTGTTTTTTTTTTTGTTTTTTTTTTTTTTTTTTTTTTTTTTTTTTTTTTTTTTTTTTTT